GTTTTCTAGCTGAGAGGGGCGGGCGCCTCTAGAGTGTGTATTTTTTGATAAAAAGGAGGAAAAAATCATGGTAGAAATTCAGACAGCGGCGGGTCAGGTACTTGTTTCCCTTGCGTTGGGGGTCATCTCCCTCTTGGGGGCCTTTGGGCTCTTCTATATCCGCAAAGGTGGCTTGTGGCTTGACGAGAAAACAAAGCAGCTCAAAGACGAGAAACTCAGGAAGCAGCTCGATGATGCTCTCGACGATGTGGAGAACCTCGCACGGGTCACGGTCGGGGCAATCGAACAGACGACCGCGAAGGCGATCCGGGAGGCAGTAAAGGACGGCAAGACTAACCGGGAGGAACTCACCTCACTTTCAAAGATTGCCTTCAGCGAAATTAAGAGCAAGGTCGGGTCGGAGGCTCAGAAGGTCATTACGGAGAACCTTGGCAGCTTCGACGAGTATCTCTCGAATCTGATTGAGGTCAAGGTGCTTGAGCTCAAGGCCGAGACGGGTCAGTAAGGGGGACACATGGAGTCGGGTCAAATTCTTATGTACGTCCTTCAGATCCTCATCACGATCGCCCTCGGGCTTGTGGGGTGGATCGTGAAAAACTCTATCGCGGAGCTGAAGAACGGAATCAAACACAATGCGGACGACATTAAGCGGCTCGAGGAGCGGCACAGTTCCGAGCTGGAACGGATGAAGGAGAAATTCGACGACTTAAAGAGCGATCTCCCCTTCGTCTATGTCACCCGGGAAGACTACGTCCGCACAATGAACAACGTTGATAAACAAATGAGCGACATTAACGGAAAGTTGGATCGGCTACTTTCCGGCAGTAAGGAGGGGTAAGGCATGGACGAGATCATGGAAGCCGAAGTCAGCAGAAATAAAGCAATTAGGGGTTATATTGTACGCTCCCTCGTCAAGGGGTTTCAGAACACCCTCCTCGTAAAGCAGATTACAAACTCATTGATTGCGGACGGGATGATCGTTTCCCCGGATATCTCAAAGCATCTCGATTATCTGAAGGAGGGTGGTTATATCACGTTTACCGACAAAAGCGTGACAGCCTATAACGCCTATCGCAAAGACGCGGTCATCAAGCTCACGAAGGAAGGGGTCGACCTTGTCGAAGGTACAACCGACGATCCGGGGGTCGATGTTTAATGGCGGAGCGGAGACGCACGCGAATCTCCTCGAAAATTACGCAGCTCCCGGAGGAGGTCAAAGAACAGCTTGACGAGCTGCTCCTCGACACATCGAATACCTACGAGGAAATCGCGAAATGGCTGAAGTCTGAGGGCTATGAGATCAGCAAGAGCGCGGTCGGGCGCTATGCGATCCGGGCGAATCAGGCGACGCAGCGGGTCGTAGAGACCCTCGAGAAGACGAAGGCAATCGCCGCAGCCGTGGAAAAGAATCCTGACCTTGACTATACCAGAGCGTCACGGATGGTACTTATGGACGGTCTCATGCAACGGGTCAGTACTGCCGAGGAGGAGTTTCAGGAGATGCCGCTCGATAAGGCAGGACGCTTAATTGCCTCCCTCTCTAGGACGGAGACCTATGAGCAGCGCGCCCGGCAGGACATGAAGAAGAAGTCCGAGCTTGCGTTCGAGCAGCTCGAGGCCGAGCTCATGGCGGCAATCAAGCAAGACCCGGAGCTTACGAAGGAGCTGCACTCGATACTCAGCCGGGCGAGGGAGAAGGTGCTGAAGGATGGCGATTGATCTGAACGAATACCTCGAGAAGCTCGAGGAGCCGGAAGACCGTGAGGCGGTCGCAAACCGGGAATATCAGAAGACACTTTTCGAGGAGTATGTCGTCCGGGGAACCGATCGCCAGAAGGAACGCGAGCAGCTCCTCCGGGACTATAAACAGGGAGCAGCCCTCACCGGGGAGAAGGGACTCAGGAAAAAGCTCGGGGCGATCGATCTGGAATACTTTGGCCGGGCCTATCTTCCGCACTACTTCGTCCGGGAATCCCCGGAGTTTCACGGGGAGCTCGATCGGATATGGGCGGAGGGCGTCCTCAAGGGCAAGAATCCGCTCGCAGAGGCGAAGGCGATCGACCGGGCCCCGGGATGCCGAAGGGCAATCGAGGCCCCCCGAGGTCACGCGAAGTCGACGACCTTCACGTTTAAAGATTCGATTCACGCCGGGGTCTATGGCTACAAGCACTATGAGATTATACTCTCGGACAGCACGGAACAGGCCGAAGGCTTCCTCGGGGACATCAAGACCGAAATCGAGGAAAACGGAGCCATCCGGGAGGACTTCGGAGACCTTCAGGGGCGCGTCTGGAAGACGGGCGTCATCCTCCTCTCCAACGGTACGAAGATCGAGGCGCTCGGCGCGGGCAAGAAAATCAGAGGACGCCGTCATAAACAATGGAGGCCCGACCTGATTCTTTGCGACGACCTTGAGAACGACGAGAATGTCAACACGACCGAGCAGCGGAAAAAGCTCCGCAACTGGTTTTACAAGGCGGTCAGCAAAGCGGGCGACACTTACACGGACATCGTTTATATCGGGACGCTGCTCCACTATGACGCGCTGCTTGCCAACGTCGCCCGGAATCCGAGTTATAAGGCGGTCAAGTACAAGGGCGTCATCAGCTTCGCGGTTAATACGGAGTTATGGGACGCATGGGAGCGAATCTACACAGACCTCACGAACGAAACTCGGCAGGAGGACGCAAAGTCGTTTTTCGAGGCAAACCGGGAAGAAATGCTCGAAGGGACTGAAGTTTTGTGGGAAGCGAAACTCTCCTACTACGACCTCATGGTTATCCGCATATCAGAGGGCGAGGCGTCCTTCAATTCGGAGATACAGAACGACCCGATCGACCCGGAGAATTGCACGTTTAACGAGGAGTGGTTTGACTTCTACGATGACGACGGAAAAGTTCCGCCTGACTTCAGTGAGAGCCGGTTCCTTTTTATTGGCGCAAACGATCCCTCTCTTGGTAAGACCCGCAAGAGTGATACGAGCTCGATCATCGGGCTCGCGCTGGATACCAAAAGCGGCTATATGTACGTTGTCATCGCCTCCGTGGAGCGGCGCAAGCCGGACGTCATTATCGAGGATGCAATTGAAACGAGCCGAAGGCTCAAGCGGGAGTATAAAAAGCCCTTCACGAAGTTCGGCGTCGAGACGGTACAGTTTCAGGCATATTTCAAGGACATCATGGTTCAACGCTCCGCTGAGGCCGGGGAATATCTCCCGATCGAGGAAATCAAGAGCGTCCAGAACAAGGACGTCAGGATTCAGAGTTTACAGCCCTTTGTGAAAAACGGCTATATCAAGTTCTCGAAGCGGCACAAGGAACTCTTAAAGCAGATGTCAGAGTACCCGATGGGCGCACACGACGACGCGCCGGACGGCCTTGAGATGGCGGTCAAACTCGCGCGGAGCGTGACAGTCGGGACAAAGGTCGATTATAAATCAGTCATCAGCCGGGCGCTCAGATTCAGACACGGCGGATATTAAGGGGGCGAGGTATTGAGTAAAAAGAAGAACAAACAACAGCGGCAAGCGCTGAAGGCCCCGGCCCCGGTAGTCAGGAGGCCGGACTTCAACGAGGTCGCGGTCGCACAGATACAAGATAAATACTCGAGTTATCCATCGAATGGCCTCACACCGCAGCGCCTCGCAAGCATCTTCAAGGAGGCGGACGCCGGGGACATCATGCGTCAGGCGGAGCTCTTTGAAGAGATGGAGGAAAAAGACCCCCACCTTTTCTCACAGCTTCAGACACGAAAGAACGCAGTCACAGGCCTCGACTATGAGGTCATTCCCTTCAACAGCGATGACGAACGCGACAAGGAGATCGCCGAGTTTGTGGAGAGCGAACTGAACAGCATCGAGAGCTTTGAGGACGTCATGCTCGACCTTCTCGATGCGATCGGCAAGGGCATCGCGGTTTCTGAGATCATGTGGGGGTTTGAAGACGGCAGGACGATGGTCAACAACATTCGATGCAGGCATCAAAAGCGTTTCTTTTGGGATGACGAGGACGATTTCAGGGTCAGGACAAGGGACGCCCCGGAGGGAATCCTCCTCCCGGAGAATAAATTCATCGTCCACCGTTACAAGGCGCGTTCCGGGCATCCGGCCCGGGCGGGCGTGCTGAGGGTCGTCGCGTGGTGCTACCTCTTCAAAAATTATGACTTGAAAGATTGGGTCAGTTTTTGTGAAGTGTTCGGGATGCCGCTCCGCCTCGGCAAGTACGCACAGGGTGCAAGCGAGGCAGACAAAAAGGCACTCATGGAGGCACTTGTCCAGATAGGAACAGACGCGGCGGGCATTATCCCGGACGGCACGGAAATCGAGTTCAAGAACAGCGACAAGACCTCGACGACCGATTTATATGAGAGGCTCGCGCGTTATTGTGACGAGCAGATCAGCAAGGCAGTCCTCGGGCAGACGCTTACGTCGGACAGTGGCGGTGGCAGCTTCGCACAGTCCAAAACGCACAACGAAGTCCGGCACGACCTCACAGTCGCAGATTGCAAGGCGCTCGCGGCTACACTGAGGCGCGACCTGATTCGTCCTCTCGTGCTTTTTAACTTCGGTGAAGACCGCCGGATTCCTTACCTCCGTTTCGATTGTGAGGAGGGGGAAGACCTCGAGCAGACGGCGAACATCCTCGGTACATTGATCGAGAAGACCGGGCTCAAGGTTCCGACAAGCTACATTTACAAGAAGTTCTCTATCCCGAAGCCGGAAGGCGGCGAGGAAATCGCAACGCCAGCGCAGCCAGCGGCTCCGGCCTATCCCCTCAAATGGGACGCGGGGCGGGAGGTCGCCCTGAAGGGCCCGGCTCCGAGGGCAGACCCACAGCAGCGCGTCGACAAGATTGCGGACACGGCGGTCAAGGCCAGCGCGGGAAAATTCGGGAAGCTCTTCTCCCCGGTTCTCAAGTTAATTGACAACGCGGAGCCCCTTGAAGATCTGAAGCGACAGCTCGAGGACGAGGAGCTCGCCGAGGCGCTGCTCCGGGAGATGGACGCCGGGGACATTGAGGAGCTCCTTCAGAGGGCGATGATTGTCGCCGACCTCGAGGGGAGGGCGGTCGAGCATGGATGACATTGAGAGCATTATCACAAGGAACGAGGAGCCCGCCTTCGAGGAGGCCGTCCGCTACTTCGGCGAACGTGTCCCGGTTACTCCAGGGCAGTTCTACAAGATCGTGGAGGAATACCGGGGGCTTGCCTTCACCATCTCAGGCTATACGAGCGTTCAAGTGCTCAAGAAGTTCTACGACGAGCTCCTCGGAGCCATCGAGGACGGCGAGACGATGGAGAGCTTCCGAAGCCGGATGAACAGCTTCCTCGAGGAGAAGGGCTACGAAGGCGTAACACCGTTTCAGGCCGATAACATCTTCCGCACGAACACACAAACGGCTTATCAGGTCGGACACTATGAACAGATGACAGACCCGGGCGTCTTAAAGCTCCGCCCCTTTTGGCAGTATGACGCCATCAATGACAGGAGCACACGGCCCTCGCACCTTGCGATGGACGGGCGCGTCTTCCCGGCAGATTCCCCCGTATGGGACACATGGTTCCCGCCGAACGGGTTCCGATGCCGCTGCACCGTGCGGACACTCTCACGGCGTCAGGTGGAGCAGATGGGGCTCAAGGTGGAGGACAGTGTTCCCGCTCAGGCAGAGCTCCCGGACGGGCGCTTCACCCATGTCATACCCGACCCGCACTTTGGGGCGAATCCGGCAAAGGTCAGATATGAGCCCGACTTAAAGGGCTACCCGGAGCCGCTCGTGAAGGCATACCAGAAACGGCAAAAGTCCGGGAGCAGTAAATGAGCCTATAGAAGCCCCTACAACGGATTTTAGGGGCACGGGGGATAAACGGACGGGGTCAATCTTCTAACGCCGTTATAACGCGGGATAACGCAGTTCAGAGTGATTCTAAAAGCAAAAAAGGAATGGAGTGATAGAATGAAAGGATTTTTCGCCCTCAGCGGGGGCGAATCGGAGCTCAAGGGGGCCCCTGAGATTGTGAAGCTCCTCCCCCTCGGGCATGTCAGCACAAAGAAGGGGGACTTCGAGGTCGACGAGGAGAGCTTCAAGGCGATGAAAGCACAGATGCAGCAACACGGCGTCGACATTGTCATCGACTACGAGCACCAGACGCTCAAAGACATTCAGGCCCCCGCGGGCGGCTGGATCAAGGAGCTCGTGCTTCAGGACGGGGCAATCGCGGCTAAAGTGGAATGGACGGAAACCGCCCGGCAGTATCTCAAAAATAAGGAATACCGCTACCTCTCCCCGGTCGTACTCGTCAATAAGGACAACAGGGCGACGATGTTGCACTCGGCGGCGCTCACGAATACCCCGGCAATCGACGGGATGTTCCCGATTATCAACTCGGTCGGCCTCGAGGACTATGAGGACGACGACAACAAAGAAGGAGGAAACAACACTATGAATGAATTGCTCAAAAAGATCGCGGCCCTCCTCGGCCTCGGCGAAGATGCCACTGAGGAGGAGGTCATGCAGAAACTCGGCGAGGCATTGAATGAGGCGAAGCAGCCGGGGGACGCAGCCGGGCAGAAACAGTCCCCCGAGGAGGAGGGCAAGGTCGTCGCGAACAAGGTCGTTTGTGGTCTGCTCGGCCTTGAGGCCGGAGCTAAAACCGATGATGTCGCGGCGGCGATTATGGCGCTCAAGCAGCCGAAGGGGTTCGTCCCGGAGACGGAGCTCCGCGCGCTGAAGGAGAAGATCGAGCGCAAGGAGGCGGATGACGCCGTCCTCGTGGCGCTGAAGGCGGGCAAGATTGCGGCAGCTCAAAAGGAATGGGCGACTGAGTACGCCCTGAAAGACCCGGACGGCTTCAAGGCGTTCGTTGAGAAGGCCCCGCAGGTCGTCCCGATGGGCGAGCTCGGCGTCGAGCCGGACGGCAGAAAGGCCCCACAGCAGACCAGCGAGGAGACGCTGAAGATTTGCAAAATGCTCGGCGTCAGTGAGGAAGACCTCAAAAAATACGGATTTGGAAAGGATGATAAATAATGGCACTTGAAAGAGGCAGAAAGACCCCGGAAGTCGCGGAAGGCGGGCGTTTCCTTGTCCTTCCCGTGGCGGCGGGCGTGAAGATTTACGAGGGTTCCCTCGTGGCGATCGGCGCGGACGGTTATGCGAAGGCCGCAGCGAAAGGCACGGGCCTCACCGCAGCGGGCCGGGCCGAGAGGTTCGCAGATAACACAGGCGGCGCGGACGGCGACATCACGGTTAAGGTCGCCCGGGGCGTGTTCGTATGGGATAACGACGGCAGCGTCACGGCAGCACACGTCCTGAAGGATTGCTACATTGTGGACGACTGCACCGTCACGGCGACCAGCACAGGCAGCTCGAAGGCGGGCAAGGTCATCGCGGTCAGCGACGACGGCGTCGCGGTTGAGACCCGATAACGGGAGAAAGAGAGGTAAACACACATGATTGTTAATCAGCAGGCCCTCCGGGGCATTTACACGAGCTTCAAGGTCATTTTTCAAAAGGCGTTTGAGCAGAATGAAACCTTGTGGCAGAGAATCGCGACCCTCGTGCCCTCCGAGACAGGCGAGGAAAATTACAAATGGCTTGGAAAGATTCCGCACATGAGGGAATGGATCGGCGACCGCCAGATTCAGAATCTCAGCGCGTCGGACTACACCATCAAGAATAAGGACTTCGAGCTCACGGTCAGCGTGCCCCGCAGCGACATCGAGGACGACCGGATCGGCCTTTACAAGCCGATTGTCGAGAGTATCGGCCAGAGCGCAAAACAGCATCCCGACGAGCTCGTCTTCAAACTGCTCCCGGGCGGTTTCGTGAATAAGTGCTATGACGGGAAGGCGTTCTTCGCATCCGACCACGTTGTCGGAGACGGGAAGAAGGCAAAAAGCTACAGCAACAAGGGGACAGCTCGCTTGAGCCGTGCAGCTTACCGCGCAGCACGTAAAGCGATTATGTCTCTCGTGGACGAGAACGGCGACAGCTTAAACCTCGTACCTGACCTTTTGATCGTTGCCCCCGCGAATGAGGATGTCGCGAAAGAGATCCTCCTCGCCGACGAGATCAACGGCACGACCAACACCGACAAGGGAACGGCGGAGCTCATGGTCGCGACGCAGCTCGCCGGAAAGAATGAAAACTCGTGGTATTTACTTTGTACAAAGCGCCCGATTAAACCGTTCATTTTTCAGGAACGTAAAAAAGTACAGTTCCACCAGCTCACCGGAGAGACCGACGAGCCCGTCTTCATGCGTGCGGAGTACATCTACGGCGCAGACAGCCGGGATAATGCGGGCTATGGTCTATGGCAAATGGCATACGGTTCGGACGGCTCCGACCCGGAGACGCCTCCGGCCTCGGGCGGTGCAGACACCCAGACCGCATAACGGGCCGGCCTGAAAGGAGGCGGCAAAGATGGCCTACTGCACGGAGGACGAAGTCCGGGGAATGATTAAGGACGACGCCCTGAACACACTGATCGGCGATGCCTACATCGAAGAACCAGAGCGGCGGGAGGAACTACTCCGCCCGATTGTCACGGAAGCGATTGAGGATGCAAGCGGCGAGATTGACGGCTATCTCACAAAGAGATACAGTCTCCCCCTCCCCGGGCCCCCGAAGATTCTGAACAAATTCGCGAAGGACATCGCAGTCTATAACCTGTTTTCCCGGATTGGGATTGACGAGAGCAGCGAGCAAAAGAACATCCTCAACCGCTACAATGCGGCGATTAAGTTCCTCACGCTGCTCGCCGAGGGGAAGGTCGACATCGGGGTATCTGATACGACCGAAGCAGCCCGGACGGGGTTCAGCGTCAGCTCGAGCCCCCGCCTCTTCTCCCGGGATAAACTGAGGGGGATGTAATGGGCTACAGCATCCGCCTCGAGGGAGACGTCCGAAAGCTCATGAAACGCCTGAAGCACTACTCCGACCTTGACAAGAAGCATATCACGGCGGCGATGGCGGAGGCGGTCAGGACGTCCACTCTCGAGCGGTACAAACAGGAGAAAGACCCGGAGGGCAAGAAGTGGAAGTCCTCCATCCGGGCGGAGGCGGAGGGCGGAAAGACGCTCACCGACACGGCGCGCCTGAGAAATTCTATCCGGGCGAAGTCGGACGCCTCGGGGTTCACGGTCGGCACGAATACGATCTACGCCTCGACCCACCAGCTCGGGGAGAAGGGCCGGAAAATCACCATCCGGGCGAAGACCTCGAAGGGGCTCGTCTTCAAGATTGGCGACCGCTGGATTCGCAAGAGACAGGTCACGGTCAGGGTCAAGATTCCGGCCCGCCCGTTCCTCGGCCTGTCAGACGACGACCTTCAGGAAATCAAGGGGACGCTCGAAGACGCCCTCGGGGAGGAGTAAAAGATGTTTACAAAATGCCAGCAATTTCTAAAGGACGCGCTGAAGGATGCGGGCATCCACACCCCCCCGATCACCAGCCTAAAGAAACTCGCGTTATACACCGACAGTCACGTCGGAGCGATACTCTTCGATCAGGAGACCCTGGTCCGAAGCGGCTCAAAACGTATTTTTAAGAATGAGAGGGGCGACCAGCAAAAGAGGCGGAAGGTCTACGATCGGAGCATGACGTTCGACGTTATCATCGGCGAATACACAGCGGAAAAGGCGGAGGCAATCTACGAGCGATTCCTTAATACGGTCGAGCGGGGTCTGTATATCAACGGGAATTTCACAGCGGCGGAGATCGAGGGCGCGGATTGGGTCGAAAAGGATGACAGCATCTTAAAGGCTCAGGTCGCCGTACAGGTTAAGGTCAGGTTTGACGGCGGCGTCTATCGCGACACCGACTATATTGACGTCAGCAGCAAGGAGCTCGGCATCAGCGCCGAGAACATTATCGGAAAGGAGACAGTCACACATGTCGAAGACACAGGAACCGGCAGTACAGGAGCCGGAAGCGAATAAAGCAGGGCCGGAACTCTTTATGATTGAGGAGCTCAAGGCCAAAAAGAAAACGTCCGCCCCGATCTATAGCGGCGTATGCACCGTGCAGAATTGGGGGCCGGGCAAGGTAATCTCGGAGGCGGACTATGACGCAGCAGTCAAGGCGTTCAGCTTCGCCCCGATGGGAAAGAGGGTGGAGTAAATGCTCGGAGATGTAACAGCAACCGTCAGCGACGGCCTCCTCGGGTTTGAAACAGAAAAAGGCACGGGGATATTCGCCGCGATCGGCGTCTCCCCTGTTAAGGCGGATACCCCGCTCATCATTACAGGGAACATGGGCGTCACGAAAATCCGGGAGCGCCTCGGCCTCTCCCCTCTCGCGGATTCTGTCATGGATTCGGTCGAGAATGGGGCAAGCCGGATTTACTGCATTCCGGTCAAAGCAACAACTGAGGGCACAATCAGCGAAATCAAGAAGACAGGCGACAGCTCCGGGAACTGCACCGCCGAAGGCAAGCCGAACAACGCTTATTCGGTCATCGTGGAGTTTACGGGAAAGGGCGGGTTTAATACGGCGCTTTTCACCTGCTCCATCGACAACGGCTTCAGCAAGTCCGACGAGGGTACGCTCCCCATGACGGGCGAGTATGAGATACCCGGGACTGGTGTGACGCTGAAGTTCACACAGGACTCCAGCACACCGGAGGAGAGCTTCCAGATCGGGGACACCTTCACGTTCACGACTACAGCCCCGCAGATGACGAACGCCGACGCACTGGCTGCAATCGGGAAGCTGGGGCAGTTCGACGAGTTCTTCGAGTTCGTCCATGTGGTCGGGGAATCTACCCCGGCTATGTGGGCAGCAGTCTCGGAGGCACAGGCCGAGCTTGAGGAGCTGAAGCACAAGCCGCTCCTCTTCATCGTGGAGGCCGGAAACATCGGAAAAGACGAGAACGTCAGCGACTACGCCCTTCGGCTCGAGGCCGAAAAAAAGAAGCTCAAGAACAAGAATATCGCCGTTGTAGCGGCCCGCTCCCTTTATACGAAGATGGACGGCACGACAGTCGAGATCAACAACGCCGGGATTGTGTGCGGCCTTATGGCAAAGACCAATGTGCAGCAGTCCATCGGACGGACATCGGAAGCGGCGGGCATGGGAATCTCGAAAGACAAAATGATCGAGCTCCGCCCGGCAGGAATCAAGGAATATCTCGAGCTTCTCGATGACGCGAAATATATCACGTTCCGGGAGTACGACGGCCTTGAGGACTTCTATGTCACAAATGCCCGGGTCATGTCCCCGGACGGCTCGGACTTCCGCTATATCGAGGACGTGCGCGTCGTGAACAGGATCGTCCGGGAAGTTCGAAAGGCCGGGCTCCCGCTCCTTCAGGAGGACATCGACGTCGAGGACACACAGGGCGAGCTCGAGCGCCGGGCGAAATACATGGAAGCCCCGCTCGACGATATGGTTCGGAACAAGGAAATCTCCTCCGCGCAGATCACCGTCCCGGAGGGTCAGGACATCATCAGGAACGAACGGATGGACGTCGTCGTCCGCTATGTGTCCCGGGGCTATATCCGCACGATTCACGTCGACATCGGGCGGGCCAACGTCACAGTGTAAAGGGGTGAAAACAGATGTTAAGAGTAAACGGCAGGGCCTACGATTGGGGCGACGTTGACTTCCAGATACCCGGTCTCAACATTGAGGTTCAGGAAATCAGCTATAACGACGAGCTTGAGAAGGAGGTTGTCTACGGGGCAGGCCAGAGGCCCCGGGGCTACGGCGAGGGAAACTATAAGTCGGAGGGCAAGATCAGCCTCCTCCGCGACGATTATGACGAACTGCTTGACTATTGCAAGCGGCGGGACATCAAACTCTATAAGCTCGTCATCCCGAAGATCGCGGTTTCCTATGCAAATCCGGGGAGCCGGACGAGAACGGACATTCTCAGCACGGTCACATTCACAAAGACCGACCAGAAGGCAGCGCAGGGCGACAAGAGCCTCAAGGTCGACATGGACTTCATCATCGTCAATGGGATCACCCGCGACGGCGTGAAGGCGGTCTAATCAAAATAAATGACAAATGGAGGTAACGATCATGGAAGAGATCAGAGACAACAACACACCGAAGGCGGAGGACAACGCTCTCACTGAGGAAAAGAAAATCAAGGCGAAGTACAGCGGCGAGAAGGTCTACAAAATCGCGATGACTTTGCACCCGGACGACGAGACGGAGGTTCCCGTCCGCTATTTCTTCAAGCGGCCCGGGAATCCGAGTTATAACCGCTATGTCAAGACCGCCTCGAAGGATATGACGGGCGCGCTCAAGACGTTCATGTTTGATGCGGTCATCGAGGAAAGCAAGGCAAAACTCGAGGAAGACCTCGAGGAATATCCGGCTCTTGCAATCAGCGTCGGCGAGAAACTGCTCTCGATGATGGGCTTCACCGATTTGTCAAATTTGAAGAAACTCTAAGCGAGAAGCTCCGGGAGATACGGGCGAACATTTTCGACGCGGGGACGCTCGAGATTCATCGGTTCGTGCCTCCTGCTCTCTTAGAGGGGATAGACGTCGACAGGCTTGAGTCCGAGGAGTTCCTCGAGCTGCTCGCGAAGGCGCGTTATATTCAGGAGGTAGAGGCAGCGATCATTCAGCGGGGCGTCACGGAAGCCTTCGGGGAGGAATGAAAAAGCCGACCCCTCAAAAGGTCGGCTCCCGTCGATGAATCCATGCGCTATAAAGTTTTGTCGCGTTCCTCGCGGCCCTGAAGACGCTCTCCTTCTTCTTGTCCAGATGTCGGCCCCGTGTGTTTTGGGCCCCTATCCATAGTGCATAGGGGATAACATACAGGGTCAACGGCACGAAGACGAGGACAGCAAGGCCAACGCCGACGCACAGAGCAAAGACGAGAATCTTCAGCATGAAAGAAAAAAAGACCATCCTCACCGCCTCCTCGCTCCCATTATAACACGGGAAAGGAGTGATTTAAAGCATGAGCCTCGAATCGGTATTCAAATTGAGCCTCATTATGAACATGATTGACAACCTCACCGAGCCGATGTCGAGGGTCTCGTCGGCAGCGGGGGGCTCAATTAGCAAATTACAAAGCATGGAACAGACCCTCGGAGGCATGACAAAAGGCGGCGCAGTCATGGCGGGCGTCGGTATGCAGATCACAGACGCAGCCCTCGCCCCGGTCGAGGCGACATTCGAGACCCGGAGGGCGCTCGGGGAGCTCTCCTCCCTCGGAGTGAAAGACCTCGGGGCGCTGGAAGACGCCGCGCGCAGCTTCTCCGACCAATGGGCCGGAACATCGAAGGCGGACTTCATCAGCGCGGCCTATGACATCAAGAGCGGCATCGCGTCCCTCTCGGACGAGGGCGTCGCACAGTATACGGAGCTCGCGGGCGTCACGGCAAAGGCAACGAAGTCGACCATCGGGCAGATGACAGACCTTTTCGCGACAGGCTACGGAATTTATAAGGACTTCTACGGAGACCTCTCGGACATGGAGTTCGGCGAGATGTTCTCGGCAGGGATCGCGACTTCTGTCAAGCAGTTCAAGACAGACGGCTCACAAATGGCGGGTGCAATCAAGACGCTCGGGGCATCGGCAACAACGGCACAGGTTCCCCTTGAAGAACAGCTCTCTGTCCTCGGAATGCTTCAGGCAACCATGTCGGGCGCGGAAGCGGGCACAAAATACAAGGCGTTCCTCCGATCGGCAACAAAGGGAGGCGAGGCCCTAGGCCTGAGCTTCACCGACGCGAACAATCAGCTCCTAAGTATGCCCGAGATACTCGAGCAGCTCCGGGGCAAGTTCGGCGAAACGATGGACGCCGCCGAAAAAATGGAGCTGCAAAAGGCGTTCGGGGACACGGAGGCCGTCGCGCTTATTGATCTCATGTATAACAAAACGGGCGACCTTCAGAACAATATCCTCTCCCTCTATGATTCAATGGGCGGAGGGATAGGCGTCGCCACTGAGATGGCGACGGCAATCAACGAAACGGAGCCGGAGAAGTTCCAGCGGCTCCAACAACAGATACACAACGTCACGGAAGACCTCGGAAACAGCCTCCTTCCCACTGTCAATACAGTCATGGGAAAGGTCGGGGAGTTTATCGCAAAGGGGGCCGAGTGGGTTCAGAACCATCAGGAGCTCGTCCGGATCATTATGCTCGTTGTTCTCTGCCTGGGCGGATTCCTTACGGTCGCCGGGTCAGTGATCGCAGCCGTCGGAGGTGTGGGCCTTGTGTTCACAAAGACGGCGGGGTTCGTAACTGGATTTATAGGAACGATAAAAAAGCTTCCCGGGTTGCTTGACACCGTGCGAATATATGGCATGTATGCCGGGGACGGTGTCAAAAAGGGCTTTTCACTCATTACAAACTCCGGAGCCGGGGCGATCAACAGCGTCAAAAATGTTGCACTTAATATTACAAGCATGGCAAAGACCGCCGCAATTAGCGGAGTCAACGCCTTAAAGAGCATGGCGACCGGACTCGTCGGAATGGCAAAACAGGCGCTCACAACAGCATCGACAGCCCTCGGGCCACTTATAACGAGCGTATGGAGCTTCACGGCGGCGCTCCTTGCGAATCCGATCACGTGGGTAGTCATCGGTATTGTTGCTTTAATCGCAGGCATTGTTTTACTTTACAATAAATGCGAATGGTTTCGAAATTTAGTTGATAATATCGTCAGTGCAGTCGGCGAAAAATTAGGGGCAGCCTTAGAAGTAGCCAAAACGGTATTTCATGGTATCGGTAACGTAATAGGAACAGTTATGGAAGCAGCGAGCGCGACTGTTTCAGAAAAGCTCGGTAATATGAAAGCAGCATATGAGGCACACGGTGGAGGCATACAGGGAGTTGCAGCCGCAGCAATCGAAGGAGTAAAGGGGTATTATACCGCTGGATTTACTTTCATTGACAATTTAACAGGAGGAAAGTTATCAGAAATTCGAGATCGATTTTCTCAAGGAATACAGAATGTAAAGAACGTAATTATGGATAGTCTTTCATGGTTTAGAGAATCAGGGAAAAAAATCCTTACTACGTTTACGGAAGGAATTAAATCCGCAATATCAGCACCAGTGGAAGCAGTTAAGGGCGGACTTCAAAAGATTCGCAATATGCTCCCCTTTTCAGATGCAAAAACCGGACCGCTTTCAACTCTTACTCTCTCCGGCCATCGAACGATGACAACATATGCGACAGGTTTACAACAGGCAGTAGAAGCACCTGCCGAGGTCATGGAGGGAGCCCTCTCCCGGATCAGCACACAGATCAGTCCACAAAGCATAGTCGAGGAACCTGAGACAGTCGGTATTACAGCGACACGGGGGCCGGTTCGAACAATTGAGCGCCGGGAGATCAGCAGAGAAAAAGAAACCAGCTCAACGACCAGTGAGAAAGACACCGGAGTCAGTATAAATGAGTTCCATTTAACGGTTGACTTTTCAAAGATCAAGGAGCTTCCAATGCTCTTAAAGTTCCTTAGAGAGATTGAGGACTATGCAAATGCGAACGGACTCGTAACACAAGGGGAGGGATGACAGTATGATATACACAGACGAGAGCACTGTAAAGATCGACGCCGTCGTCCTTCCCGGCCTCTTCAAAAGTATTGAGATTAAGGGGGACGCGATTGTCGACGAGCAGGACGTCGAGGGGCAGAGTAAGAAGCCTAAACAGGCGACAGGCTACGAAGACGTCAAAATTAACATCGAGCTCATAGTCGATGACGGGCCGCTTCTCACCAAAATTCAGAAGATCGAACAGATTCAGCAGATTTTCAGAATACCGGGTCAGGAGAAGCCGACCGTCCATGAAATCATAAATGAACACACAGCGGCCCGGGGCGTGAAACAGGTAATTTTCAAGAATCTTACGCATAAGGCCGAAAACAAAAAAGGGCAGCTCGTCGTCACGCTTGAATTTTGGGAGTACACCGTCATGACGGTCACGGCCTCGAAGTCCTCAAGCGGGTCGTCTGGGGCGAAGAAGGCGGCAGCGGCGGCGACAGCAAGGGGCAACTTAAACGCAGACTATCAAAGCTATCTCGAGAACCGGGGGACGGCTCCGGCCCTGAAGCAGTCGCCAGCGAAGGACACTGCCAACGGAGCGAAACATGTCGCGACAGTGAAGGCAATGCCATATTGAGAAAGTGAGACCATATGGAATCGGAGGAATTATTCTATCCTGAGATCAGTGTTGCAATCGGGAGTTATGCCCTTCAGAAGGGAGTCGAGGTCGAGGTCTACTCCGACCAGAACAGTTATTTTGATTGGGCGAAGATACGCTTTACACCACAATTTCAGGAGAACATCAGCGTCAAAAAAAAGGAGCCGGGGACGGTCATGCTCGGATATAACAGAGTTCTTGACACAGTCTTCGAGGGGTACGTCACCGGGCCATATAGCGGGGGTGGCTACATGGACGAGATCGTCCTGAAAGACAAAATGCTGCTTCTTGAGGAGACTATCATCTCGAACACCTTCCTCGACGTAACACCGCAGGAGATCATTTCCTACTGTCTTGCACAGGCAGGAGTCACAGAAACGAAACTTTCGGCGGAAATTTATCAGCCCCGATCAGTTGTGTCGATCGCTCAAAAAAACGTCATTGCGGTCATTAAGGAGATCAACACAATATGGGGCATTAAAAATAAATTCTTTTTTTCGGGTGGCATCTTCTATTGGGGAGAGAAGCCTGAACAGGAAAAGATATATAACTTCGAATATGGTGTTAATATTATCACTCTTGACAAGCCGCTCGGCTCGTGGGAACTTGAGACCGTGTCGGCTCCATTCGTGAAGCATTCGCATAAGATCAATATTACACACCCCAAAATATCGGGAGAATTTGAAGTACAAAAGGTTATATTTAGAACCAATGAGAACGGTTTCATTCGAACATATATTAATTTTTAATCAGAGTTTGGAGGTATAGTTTTGCTGAAAGAAATCTTAATTAATGATAAATGTAAATTAGAAGAACGTAAGAATCAGATTACTACAGAGCTATGCCAACTAAAAAAAGCTCTGGAAGAGAACCAGAATAAGAGCATCGATGCAGATGACAAAAAAGCAATACAAGAATATCTATCAGGAAGGATCACAAAAAATCGTTGTTGTCTTGCCATTGTAGAGGATCGTTTAGATTTAGTTATGCGATTTTTAGCGGAAATTAAGAGGGGGGATACGGATGGGGCCAATTGAGGCGATGGTGCAGGATATCATAAATAAAAAAGTATTGGAGGATTTTCCACAGATACAGCTTCCCGCTGTCATGAAGGCGCGGATCACAAAAGTTACCCCTCTCACAACGGAATATAATTTTGACAACCTAAAGATCAACGACGTAGACGCGGGAAGAATTTTTGAGGCAAAGATTAACGGGACATGGTTTATCTATAACCTGAAAATTCTTACAAAGGACGGCGATATTGACACTCGATTCCCGGAAATTCCGGGGGTCAAGTCGCAGGTACAGATTAAGGCAGGGGACACAGCCGCGATTATGCTGCTCTATGGAGAGCTCATACCCTATATTATCGGGGAGGTTGGCTAATGGCAGGACTAAACGATACAGATATCCGCCTTAACGATGAGTGGCAGCTTACACAGGCCAGTACGGGAGATGCCCCGGTCTGCTCAGGGCTGGACTGTTTTCTTCAAGATATCCGCCTCGAAGCAATTACACAGCCGGGAGAACTTTTTTACAATTCAGAGTGGGGGTGGGGACTTCTTGAATTTCTTCAGGCGGAGGATGATGATCTCACCCGTCTCGAGATCAGCGAGCGGGTTAAAGATAAGCTCCGGCGTCGAAAAGAGATCAGAGCTGAAACAATTACCGTGACTATTCTTTTTGAAGATGACATCCTAAAGATACTCACGCGGTTCCTCCTTATCGACAGCAAAGAAACACAAAATATCGATGTTGGGCTCGATCGTGTGAAAGTGGAGGTGATACTTATTGATTGACAAAAAAATATTAGACGAGGTTCTACCTGTACCGGAACTTGAGGAATTAGCAGACCAAAAGATCACCGAACTTAAAGAGGAGGGCTTTGTCGTTACAAATTTCAGTTCAGGCGGTATTTTTTATCATCTCTTAATGATTGTCTGTCAGATCAGGATTGAGCTTATAGTGCTCCTCAGGTCAGTACTTAACAATATGTTTATGTCCCATGCTGAGGGGGTATGGGCAGAGCTAAAAGCGGCAGATTTTTCAAAAAAGAGAAAGGGCGCAGTCAAAACTCGCGGCTATGTAACAATCAGCCGTGAGGCCAGCACAGACGCAGGGAAAGAAATCATAGGTGATGCTGTCAAAATACCGAAGGGACACATCTTTAAGACAATTAGAGATATCAATGGAGAGGAACTCCGCTACTTCGCGGTCGAAAACACAGTTCTCCAACAGGGAGCGCTCTCAGCCATGGTAATAGTAGAGGCCGAACAGGAAGGCGCGCGATATAATGTTCCACCTGGACAAATCACAAAAAGCCTCACACACATCGAGGGTATTGATAAGATCGAGAACCGCTCGGACTGGATCATTCGGGAAGGGGCTGACATCGAAGATTATGAAAGTCTGAGAACGCGAACCCTTGGCGCATGGGCGGAGCTCTCGACCCTTCCGATCAGAGACAAATATAAAAATGTATGCGAAGGTGTTCCCGGAGTCCTTTTTGTCAATGTTCACGATCTTCACCCGCGAGGACAGGGGACGATAGATATTATTGTGACGGGTACGGCAGGGCAAGCAACAGAGGGGCTATTAGAGGAAGTCAGAAAGGCAACGGAGAATATCCGGGGGCCATATGATGATGTGCTTGTCATGAGCTCAACAACCATTGAACAGGACATTGCGGTCACGATCACTGTGTCGGAACTGATTGATTCAACGGGCATGGAGGAACGGGCAGCTTCCGTCATCGCGGAGCTGCTTCAGATACGCAAGGGGCGCAACCTCAACGAGCTTACACATGCTGACATTATCTTTGAGCTGAAGGATAAGCTCCCGGACATCCGAAACGTCAAGGTAACAGTCCCGGAGGAGGATGTCTTCCTCGACAGTGACAAGGTCATTATCCTCGGGGAGGTCACTGTCACGGCGAGGAGGGTCTGAAATGTTTGAAAAATTTAGCGACTATATGTACAGCATGCTTTTCACTCCCTTAAAGAAGATCAGTCAAGTCAGGAATCAGTTCTACATTTTTTTTAGGATCATCGGTAAACTCTTCGATGATACGAAAGCCGACATCTTCCGCGTCCGTGAAGAGAGTATGATTGCCAGTGCAAGTACGATGATGCTCTCAGAACACGGAAAAGACCGGGAAATGCCGCGCTTGAGAGGGGAAAGTGATGAAGGTTACAGAATCCGGTTATCAATGAAAGGAATTATAGCTCAGAAGGCAGGAACCATACAGGGACTACTTTTATGCTTGAAATCCTTAGAGCTCGACGGAGAAATTATTCCGTATTATACAATTTCACCGGAACGATGGGCTGAATTTATTGTTAAGATTCATTACTCATTAAGCAGTACAACACCGCTTTTACTTAGCTCCATAAAAAATGAGATCAGGAAGGTTAAGCCAGCAAGTGCGAAAGATAATTATTTATTCAACTTTTATACGGAGTACAAAGTCACAATTGAATATGTTAATGCAATACATTTTCGACTTGCCTTCTATCCCCGGTTTAATCAAGCCTATTTGTATTTAGATGGTACATGGAAACTGACCAATTCACAACCGCTAAACGCATACAGCAGCAACAATTTAGTTGACTTCTATCCGGTCGGTATGCGCCTCAAAATCAAAATCTATGCAACTATATCTTTAGAAGATGCAATCCGTTTCAGCTCTATCCTTAGGAAATATGTGTATCACTATGAAAACTTACACAGATACCGTATAGCAGCACAACATGTTTTGTATAGCGCAGAACTGGAAAAGCTTCAGATCATGATATGGCATACCATGAGAGCGGATCAGGGAGTAAGATTCTTATTATCTTTCTCAGGAGTACATCAAACAGACGCTATACACAAATACCACTTAGCAGCACGGCAAACATTGTATAGTAATGTGCAAGATAAATGTCAAATAGCCGTATCACACAATCTGAAGCTAAAACAGCAGATCACGACTCAATTTATTAATCATGAAGAAATTACTTTTAACGCCTCGTATCATGGCTGTATTAGTATCCATGAAGATATGACAGAGTCAGAAACGGTCAAAAGCCGGCTTCAGGCACAGGAGAAAGTCTCAACAGGTATTATCAGGATTTTTCAAGTAAATTACATGGATAATTCATGGAAAATGAACGGAAAAAGAAAACTGAATGGTGGATTGTCAATTGTTTAAAAAGAAAGGAAAAAATACTATGGATTCAACAAATGGAGTAATCACAGTAATCGGAAGAAAAAAGCTTTGTAAGGCTCATGCAGGAGAAATCACACTCCCCGTAATTACACATATGGCATGGGGAGACGGCGGTGTAGATGAGGCTGGAACTCCTAAACTTGCAACAGGAAGCGAAATCGCTTTATATAACCAGTTATTAAAAAAAGAAATTGAGAATCATGTATTTGTCAACGATGAGGAAACGGCCTGCCGCTATACGGCAACTATCGATAAAGGCGAACTCACAGGAAAAGAAATATCTGAAATGGGGCTATTTGATTCTGATGGCGATTTAATCGCATATCGAACTTTTATGCGAAAAGGAAAAGACGCTGACATTCCACAGATTTATGACATGGATGAAATTTTCTAAGGAGGATGAGGTATGGCTTTTATCATTAATGATCCACCATCATTTACTACAAATATTGAGCAATGGGATCGTGAGACCTTAGCAGATGGCTCTGAAATGGCTAAAGTCATCGAAAAGCTCTTGAATAATGAAATCTATAACAAAGCACAAAACGAGCGTCAGGATCATGTTACACCTGTGACACTTACGGTTTCAGGCTGGACTGGAAATGGGAATCCATATAAACAGGAAATTTCTGTTGAGGGGCTGACTGAGGAAATGGAGCCGTCAGTCATGAAGGGGATACCTGAAAATGCAACAACAGATTTTATCAAAGATTATAATAAAGCCTTTAGCCTTATTTACTATGGAAAATCAGCAAATGGAAAAGCAGTATTTCAGGCATATAAAAAACCGACAGTAGATATTTTGATTGGTTTGAAAGGAGTGTAAATATGGGAACTATATGGCTTCCGGGTGGTGGCGGCGGTGGCGAAGGCAGTGACGAATGTACTCTAACGTTACAGGATGTTCCCCGTGGCCTGAAAGCAATTACGAAAGATTCAGATGACGAAGCACGTGAAGGAACGTTGAATACAGAGACCAGTGTAACGGACACGATAGTATTATCCGGGGAAACTTACATGAAATTCAACCAGGAAACGAAACACTGGGAAAAGCATACAGGGAGTTTGGTAAATCGCGGAGCTTGGACAGCTCGCATCGGAATTAATGGAAAGGCTCTGATTCCGGCAGGATTCCATAATGGGGCGGGCTACGTCGATCAGGCGGTAACAAACCGTGGAGCATGGACATCAAACGTCGAGATGAATGGGGAAGTAACTGTTCCTGAAGGTTATCATAACGGAACAGGAAAGGTTTCCGGTCCTTCAATAACTCAGTGTGGAGCAGTTACAGCCGCGCTCAATTGCGGGGGAAGTTATGCAATCCCTGAAGGCTATCACAACGGAGGAGGAAAAGTTACTGCGAATAGTCTTGCAAGCCAGACAAGCGGAAATGCAGGAGCCGCGGATATAATATCAGGGCGGAGCTCGTGGGTCAATGGTTCTAAGGTTGTTGGATCAATGGCGGACTACCGGAGTACACCAACGGAAATTGATGCGATCCGGCTGAATAATTCACGTTTTGAGGTGGCGGTAAAGGCGGGCTGTCATGGATATAACTGGGCTGGAAATGGCTATGAATATATGAGTTACGCGCAAGTTGCAAGTGCAATTGGTCTGTCAGCAGGGGTTATAAAGAAGGGAGTTCGTATAATGAACCTTACTGGAACCTTTGA